GGGATATATGGTACATCTAGTACCTATGAAGGGTACTACTAGTGCCATAGTATGGTACTACTAGTGCCATTAAATGAGAAGATTGTGCAACCAGGCATGGAGAAATTGCCCCTCTTAGGGGGGTAGTTCCGGGGCAATTCTCATCATTAATTAAGGAGAGTAGAATCCCGATTGCACAATCAAAGTTTAACATTATTACTTATGATTCCCGAAGGCTAATTGATGAATAATATTCTCAATGGATTTAAGGTTCCGCTTATCTTCCATCGTTGGCTTGGCCTTGTTGATGATTGGTTTACCATGTTCCGCCAAGGCGTTGATGATTAGCTGAACTTCTTTATCACTTGCTTGAATTTTTACTAGCATTTTTATTTTCCTTTTTCTTTTTTTTGTTAAATATTCGATCCCAGTTATCTCGATATTCTTGCGAGTAAGTTCCAGGTCTTGGCTTATCTCCCTTACCTGCCATGACTTAAACCCTGGTTATCATCTTTGGGTGGATAGGCATTGGCCACCGCACCGCATTCATTACACTCAAAGGTAATCTTGAGATTAAAACAGTCGTTGTAATAACTGATATCTGTTTCTTTCACTACAACCATATTGGCATTGCAATTAAAACATTTCATTTTGTACTTCCTGGTAATTGTTCTTTATCAAACCATCCACATGGGTAATTAATCATATTTTCCTCTCTTTTTTAAAAAACCGAGGCTCTGAGAGGCCCGTGGTGAGCTTTTCTTTGCCTGGTCCATGGTTTACCCTTAACGAAGTTATCACGTTTCCGGGCATTTTTAATTCCTTACTCATATTAAAAATCAAAGTTAATGTTTTGTTTTTCATAGACTTCCAGGACTGCCTCACGCCTAATCAATGTCATGGCATTGGTATCCATCTCGCTAGAGTTAGCCTTGACCACCTGAAAATTTACAACTCTGGTTCTATCAAATTCTAATCCCTCATCAGCACAAATATTTTCCGCAGTCTTTTCATCTGCCAAAGAAATTGTGGCAGCCATCCTCATTCCGTCCACGATAGCGGCGGAGCCTCTTATCGAACTTCTGCTATCCCAACTTGATTCTTGGGCCTGGAGTCCGGCTTTACTCATATGATGAATAGATAAAACGGAACACTCAAACTTAGATGCAATGGAAGAACAGAACTGACAATACAATTGAGCAGCTTCCTGGCTTGTTGTGATGGGTGCTGCAACAAAAGATTGTATTGGATCTATGACCACCAAAGATAAATCTGGAATCGTTGAGATCTCATTGATTAACTCATGGGCCTCGGGTGTTAGATCTAATCCCCTGGCATCATCTTTTAATAATATTAATGGTTTAGGGGCATCCGGAACTGTATAGGCAAAAACGTCATACTCCGCATCAAATCTTTTATCGCCTTTATCTAACGCTTTGGTCCGTCTAAAGACTTCGCTTCTATCATCCTCGGCCATCAGCATGAGGACATTACCAGCATTTTTAATTGGTTTATTTAACCAGGTGCCTTGCCCTTGTGATACTTTGATTGCTAGATCCAGGGCCAACATACTTTTACCAACACCACCGACCGCCGCCAATAGACCAGGTTTAGATTTTTCTAACAATCCTTCAACCAACCAGGAACGAGGCGGTGGATCACCTTTTAATTGTTTAATTGAGAAACTTCTAATGCCTAGACCTTGATCGCTTATCTCTAACTTAACTGCATCCAGGCCTTGCTTGATAGCCAAGTCATTGAAATCACCCTCAATGGATGGGATTCTAACCAAACAATTATAATATCTGGTGGCTATCTCTTCCGCTTTCTTGCGACCAATATCAGTTTTATCATTATCAAAGGCTAAATAGATCCTGGCGTCCGTCTTTTTTCGTATGTTTTCTACCGCATCATTACCAAAGTTAGCAGAAAAAACACAAGCTACGGGTATTTGTGTTGCATCCCATACGCTTACACCTGTAGCCATGCCCTCAACAACAACCAAGGATTGAACCTTATCCAAAGAATTAAAATCAGTACCAATCAAAAAGATATTACCCTTTACTTGTCCGGCAGATACGAACCTTTTAGATCCATCTTCCTGGATAAATTGCAGAGATCTAATCTCACCATCTACATTGTAGATAGGCACGACCAAAGATTTATTGTGCAGTTTTAAAGAATAACTTTTGATTTGTTTAGCTTCCAGGTAAGGATGCTTGATAACTTCTGAGTAAGTTTGAAAACGATTCTGACAATCTTTGGCGACTTCCTCATATCTTTGTAGCTTTTGTTTCTTGGCCTCTTCCTGGGCCTGTTGCATCTTTAGCTGTAGATCTTGTCTTTCATTTGGAGTAAGTGTATTGATCTGGACAGAACTCCATTTGTATTCCGACCCCGTTCTCCAATTTCCGTAAGTTGCGAATATGTGATTATGAACAACATTAATGACATACCAACCCGATTTTTCATTACCTTTATCCGGCCTCACTCCCGGAGTTGCTTGTACTGGGATCCTTACTAGATCCCCACTTGTATTTAAGAAGCCAACATTTAATCCTATTGTCTGCATTTCTGCAATAAGATCAGCTTCATTGCCTCTATTTTTTTCTAAATAACTCTTATCTTTATTCAGTCCGTGTCTTATCTTGTATTTTGTAAGATCCATCTACCCCGTTCCTTGCCCTTTCGTTGGCGTGTTTTAAATATTCCCTGGTATAACTCTCAAAAAAGTTGATCCTATCGTCCTCACTCCAATCACGAAACGCCCAGCTTTTATTTTTAACAGAAAATTCCTTATATCTTTCTTTCAGTTTAGATTTAGCATGAAGAACACCGGCTCTAGATACTTGTGCCACCTTGGGCGATCTATTACCTTTCTTAATTTCTTCTTGATGTTCCATGCTACAGGCTCCAAACCATTTACCATCAACCTCGACCAGAAGAGGCCCTACCGGATCGCCACAGCAACCGCATAGTGAGGGCCTATCTGATTCTAAAAAGTTAAAATGGGATGTTTTCTTCCGCTTCGCTGTTGGAAACAGGCTCATCTTTTTTAACTTCAGTAGTCGTTGACTTAGGTGCAAACCACCCTTTGCCTTTCATATCATCAATAGCAATGTAGCCTTTTGCATCTTTGATAGCATTTGCTCTTACTCTTACGCCAACCAAATCAGCACTTTCATCTGGAAAACCATCAGGAAATCCGCCGGCAATAGACATTGCGTGCAATGATGATAGGCCAAGATTAATAGCATCTTCACTTGTATCATGGTCTGTTGTAAAAGCATGACCAATCATAAAGTTTGGTTTATCAACAACCCTAAATAAAAGCTTTAAAGCTTCCCATCCATTCTTGCCTAGAATTGTCTCTTCCTTAACACATTCAAAATCATATGTGCCTGGTTCGAGTTCTTCTAAGATACTTCTTTCGGCTTGAGCCTTTTTCATACTTAAATCCATATTAATACTCCTTATCCTGGATCGTAGCTGTGATAGTCCGAGATATATTCCACGAACTCTTCACAGTCTTGGTTAATACAAATAAGTTGATGTAAGCCATCGAGAGGCAAATCGTTGTTATCTGGATCCATGCTATCAATCAAAGGATTTAATAACTTTTGGATCTTAGTCATAACACGTTTTGTTCTTTCGACTTCCCCCAACTTACTCACCTTTATCTTCCCCCAACATAGCCTTTCTAATTTCCGGCCATGAGAATGGAAGAACATCCGGTAATGCGTACCTATTTTTTGCAAGATAGGCAGGTTTCTCACGACAGTAAGCAACCACATCTCCGGCCACCGCTTTTGTTGTCATTGTTCCACCTTTCCCCTGGACCTTAACAGTACCAAGTTTATAGTTTGCAAAGAAACAACAATCGCTGTGTTCTAAAATTAAATCTGCGGCCTTGCGGTGCAGTTTTAACTCATGTCTATCAAAAGCCTCTATCTCTGGAGACTCAAATCTTTTAATCTGATTATGTGCAATCTGCAAAATAATCATACCTTTATCTTCACGCAAGACATTTAAAAGATCTATGTATTGACGCCAATATCTCAACACCTCTACATAACCTTTACCATATCCAGGTTGCTCAATAGATTTCCAACCATTATCTTGACAGGCTTTATCCCAAATCAATGGTTCTAACCAGTCTAATGAATCAATAACCACAGTTTTAAATTCGTGGTCTTCATCAATTAGATCTTGTAGATAACCCATGACTTGCTCAAAAGATTTACACAACGGAAATTGTTGTGCATCAATTGTACCCATACCATCTTCTGTTAATACAAAAATTGGATTTGGCATCTGTGAACCAAAGTAAGTTTTACCTACTCCGGCCCCACCATAGGCAACAATCCTGGGTGCTTTCTTTTTAGACTTAGTTCTTATATCAGCTAGACTCATTTTGCCACCTCAACTTTAGTATCATCACCCTCAACAGCTTCTTTTAAAGCGTTGCTGTAGTGCCTTCCAAGTATCTCTAACTTCTCCACTTCAAAGTTAGCGTTGGCAATGACCTCTTGTCTTTGTTGGTTCACAAGGGTCACTTTGTTGTATAGAATCTTGTTCTCTTCAGACAAGTCTTCTACTTTGTACTCTTTACCATCTTCATTAAAAGTAAAGGTAGGTTCTTTATTTTCATCAGACATTATTTTTCTCCCGTATTAAGTTTAAAAGTTTCACAAAGACTGCGTCCATTACAGAATTTGCAGTGATCCCCAAATACATATTTAGGGTTTTCATCCATACAAGCATCCGCCCGTGGTTTCAGAAAATCGAATCCCCAGTTAGCAAGATTTTCTCCGGTGGTTTCCCATGTCTTGACCGCCCGTTCTTTCTTTACTCCCCTAGGTTGAACTATCGTTAGTTCCATAATTGTTTCAGCATTGCCATACCTGGTTAATGCACCCAGGCCATAGATCATTAGCTGTTTGTTATATTCCGGTGAGACCTGCCATCTACCAGACTTTAAATCTATTACACATATGCGACCCTCTGAAAGTATGATTGCATCAGCAGTACCCCATATGTTTTCGCTTATCTCTTCCATTGATACTTGCTCTTCAATAAGCAACTTACCATTAAGTTCTTTTGTTCTTGCCTCTACATAATCTGTATAGATCTTTGCACAATCAATCATTTCTTGATCTATCTCTATCTCAAAATCTTCAACCATCTCAACCTTGCCGAGCCAATAATCTTCTAAAGATATATCACCATCTAAATGACCTTTCATTAAGATCTCAGACATTTGGTGTACCAAGGTACCAGTCACAGCAGGGATGCTTGTAGTGTACGGAACTTGTGATGCAAGTTTAGGCATACCAGGACAGACAGTCCACTTGTCTGAAGCCGAGGGGGACAGTAGTGCGTGTTTACTAGGCATTGTTGGAAATGTAAGATTCCTTTTCTATTCTTTTTACATCATCAAGATCATACAAAATAGTTCCTGTTATCTTCCAATAACCAGGCCCCATTCCTTTTGATCTTTTATTATCTATTGTTTTTTTGCTAACGCCCCATCGTCTGGATAGTTCGTCAGCGTCTATAGTGTTAGTGATGTCAAATTCTTTTAGATCTTTAATTTCCATAAATTTCCCTTTTCTCAGATTTCACCTATAATACCTCAATATTACTAATAATGGTAATATTTATTAAAAAATAAGGAGTATTTATGTCGATAGACAAAGCTACGCCACAGGATTGGGACCAAGCAAAAGATCGTTTGGCTTCCAACAACCAGGTAGGTGGAGATCACTATAATAAGGGGACCAATATAGAACCGATAGATTACATTATCGCTAATAATATTGGTTGGTGTTTAGGGAATGTAATCAAGCTTGTGACCAGAGATAAACATGATAAGGTTGAAGATCTCTTTAAGGCCAAGCATTACATAGATCTGGAACTTGAAAAAGTTTTTGGGTTAGATAGTGATGGTAATAAGATACCAGAGGAGTTATTGAAAAAATCCTTATAGGAGTAATAATGAACTTATCTGATTTTGATGATCCGGTAATGAATGAGAGAAACAACAATACCCCTGTTTATATAAACAGATACATTGCACGTTCTTTGATTGATATAGCTGGATTAGAAAATAAAGATCCTCAAGCATTAGCGGAGTATTTCCTGCAAGTAGGAATAAACTCCGTTAAGCATTACAAGGATCAAGAAGTTGTATTTGATATTGAAAGTCTTTAACTAAGGTCTTCCAATATATCTTTGATGTTTTTAACAGCATCATTGTTCTTCATGTGTTCATCAACGATGGTTAGTTGAACTTGGTCTAAAGGTTTAGAAAAGACCACATTTCTGTGGGTGATAGAAACAAAAGCAAATATATCTATCTCATTATTTTTATATTTTCTATCGGCAACTTTTTGACCCTTACGCATATCAAACCGCCAATTGCCTCTGCGTTCCTCTATTTGTGATTGGGTTTTGACCTGGCACTTATACAGCTTTAGATTGTGTTCAAAGATGATGTCTGCGGATGCGTTGTGTGGAACGATGGTTACTGTGTCAGAAACTTGAGAAAGGATTGCTGCTGTGAGATATTCACCAAAACGACCAACTCGTTCCGTTGCTAGGGGCATTTTATTCTTTTTCTACTTTTTTTCTTTTAAGACGCTCTGGTATTTCTGATCTTGCTTCATATTCCGCAAATTCATCAGCTAATAAATTTATTCTTTCTATAGATTCTTGCTCTAGTCTTGCCATCTCTTCTTTATCATCTCTTAACTCAGCCTCTCTTATTCTTTTACGATAATAATTTTGAGCATCTTCTATATCTTTCTTTTTAAAAAATAAATTTGTACTCCTGCTTTGCTCTGGATCTATGGGATAAATATTTTGACCAACTAGTCTGTACCATGCTTGTGGTTTTGTAATAGTTGGATCACCATAATAATTTGGTTTTTTTGTGACTGCTTCATACATTTTTCCGGCAAACCCAATATCAGTGAGCCATGTTGGGGCGGAGGTTCTCCAAGCATAATTTAAAATGTCTTCAAATTGTTCTGATGGTGGAGCACCCGTTTCTACTATTTCTCTGTTTGTAAAAGGATCTCTATTAGTAGTAACTGCTGCGGCAATGTTAAGACCTGGACCACTTAACAAACCTATGACATCATCACCTGCTTCAGCATATTCTCCGGCGGCCATTTTATTAGCAACACCAGTATAAAAACCCCATGGCATCATGTAAGAATAATCATAAAACTGCCATCTGCCCTCATCATCTTTGTATGGTAAAGCCAAAGCACTGCCACCATCTCTTAAATAGTTAGGCAATGTTTCTCTTAAATTATCAATATCCTCATTAGTAAGATCTTCGTTTTGTTTTTTCCAAGCTGCTGCTGCGACATATGGAACAGCAAAATATTTAAGATATCTTTCTGGGTGTCGAATAAAAGTGTCTAACAGAAACGGAGCTACTTTATATTGAAAGGTTATAAACGATGCACCAAATGGACTCTGCCTAACCTTTCTTAATGTTGGTGGAACTAAAGAGTAATCAAACAAAGTTTTTTGAGCATTGTAAACAGCAGTTTCAGCATTTTTACCTGCCTTCATATCATCAATAATCTTTATTAGTTTGCCAAATGTTTCTATAAACCCATAACTATCACCAGCAAAATTTAAAATCCATGATGTCATTCTTTTACCATGAGCAATGTCTATCCAGTTTTTTGATTGTTGAGATTTAACAATTTGATATAACCTATTTATTTGCACCATTTCCTGTCTACTAAATGTAGTAGATGCAATACCTTTTGCTTGTGCTTCTTTGTAATACTTTCCCTTGGTAATAATTTCTTTTATTGCTTGTGCCATTCTTAGCGGCATCCTTGTAGTTGAAACGCCTGATAAGTTTAAAAGAACTAAATTTGATACAAAGTTTCTTACAACTGATGGCGGATTTAAAGGAACTTTTAATGTTTTCCAAACTTTTGTGGCTTCTGTACCGAACTTAACCATTTGGTTTGCAATTTCACCTGCCTGTTGATAAGAACCATTTATATCATCATAAATTTCTCTTCTAACATATGCTCCTTGCAAATCCCCATATTTTTTTTGGTTTGGAATTTGCACCCATTTTTTAGCATCAACCTTTGCAATCTTTGGCTCTGCGTCTGCTATTGCTTTTTTTAAATCATTAACTATTGCAGTATCTTTACCATTTTTATCTAGTCTAAGGCCGCTTACTATTTCGTCTTGTATTCTATTTAATTCTTCTTTTGCATGAAATATTCCTATTTTATTTCCCCTAAAAGGAACAAGAGTATCTTGCAATGCCCAGTTTGGATTTTTTGCTATTTCTTTAAAAAAACCTAACTTTACAACATCACTTAAAGGGTCTTCCATAGCTTTTGCACCTAACAAACCAACATCTTCTATTTCGCCTAAAAACTCTCTGGTTGCAGCATCTAAATCTTTTCTTTCTTTGAGATAACCCATTGGAGATGATCTCTTATTGAAGTATTTTAAAAATAATCTTGGAAGATATGTTCCATAATTTTCTTCCATGGTTTGCTTTGAAATTAAACCATTTGCATCTAACACATCAGAAACAGCATCTATACCTTTTCTCAAATCAAGAGCATCAACTTTTAAATTTTCTGGCACATCGTCAATAGTTCTAAGGCCAACCAAATATTCATATACAGGTTTATTTTGTTCTGGAGATAGTTTATTAAAAGATTTAAAAACACTTTGAGTTAAATCTCTAACTGATTCTAGCTTACCCATAAACAAACCTCTGATACCAAGATATGATGGTTGGTCTGGAAGATCTCCAAGTGCGGTAAGTTTAGATCCTTTGGCTTGAATTTTGTTTAATACTGTAGTGGCTAATTTTTTGTATGCGTTGCCAATATAAGGAACTTTGCCAACAATCCCAAAGTCTTCATCTACCACTACATTGATTGGTTTTATTGGCTCAACTATTTCTCCTACCTTTGCTGCAATCGGAGACTCTATAACCTCTCCGGTTACTGTTCGTGGTGTTATAGGCATAGGCAATTCTGGTTGCTCTGCTTGAATAATTGGCTTAACTTCTGGCACAACCTCTGGCAAAAGTTCTAGTTCTTTTTGTGGTGCTGGTAATGCTAGTGGATCTGTTTTTTTGTTTCTTCTGGCAACAGCGTTTGTTATAACGCCTAGCGTTCCGCCAAGTGTTCCACCAAAAATTGATCCAATTCCTGCTGACTTTGCAATATCACCAGGCTTATATTCTTCTTGTCCTTCTGCTCTTATTTTTGCTCTTTGTCTTGCAGTTTCATAAGCTCCACCATAAATAGCACCTTCTCCAGATCCTATCAAGGCATATCTACCAGGATTACTTGTAACCAATGATTTTAAGATATTGCTTCGTATTTGATTTTTAGCCGCTTGTTTTCCAAGAGTTGAAACAGCTTTTCCAACACCCAATCCAATATATGTTGTTGGACTTTCTAATGGATTTAAAATATTTTTTGCTGCTCTTCCTGCCCCAGCTAAACTTGGAGCTTTTGCATCGTACATATCCATAATGTTTACAAAAGCTTCTCTTTGTTTTTCTGTTGCATTGCCTATGGCCTGACCTTCCCTTATTAAATCAACATCACTAAATGAAATACCACCACCATACTCAAGACCAAATTCCGCATAACCATCGTCACTTAATTTTGGAATAGGCTTTTCTGGATTTTTTCTTTGCCAGTCCCATTCATACAATTCTTTAGATGAATTAATCCACTTAGGGTCTTTTTTTATTGATTCTTCGGTAAGTCTTTCTTGAGGTTTGACGGATATGCCTTTTGGTTCTGCACCAGATATTTGATCTATTCTTTTTTTGTTTTTTATGGATTCTTTTAATTGATCTTCAGATAAACCATATGGTGTTATGCCTAAAGACAACGCTTGTTCATCCAAAGATTTGGGTTGAACTAATTCTTTTTTTTCTGGTGCTTGTTGTTTAGCAACTAACGATAATATCTGCTCTTTGGTTGGCTGCGTGTCAGATGTAACACTATATTTTTGTCCATCTTTTTCAAATATGTATTTTGGCATTTATCACAAACTACCCAAATCTATTATTGGTTCACCTGCATCATCAACTGCATTATTTTTCGGAGATATATCATTACCATAAATTAAGTTATATGATTCTTCGGCCATTTCTTTTAATTCTTTATTGCTATAAGCCATTTGCCCAGTGAATGTTTTTAGTGTTCCCTTGTCTTTCATATAATCAGCTATATATTGATTTTTGCTTTGATCTAACAATCGAGCATTTACACCCAAAAGACTGGCTTCTTGATTGAGCATTTCTACTGTGTATGTTGGATCATAATTAGGAGAGGTTTCATCAAGTTTGCTTTTTAAAAGACCGAACCTTTCTAGCTTTTGTATGTCTGCTGGTACAGCTTCAGGCTTTTCTGTCTGGGCCTCAACAAGAACTTTTACCCTGGCTTCATAAGGCAATGATTTAAAAAATCTCTTTTGACTTTCGGGTAAGTTAGACTCATCAATCGCTTTGTTAATCTCAGCATCGCTCTGTGCGGTTGCTTGTTTTAATTCTTTGGTTTCTTGCATCTGCGATGCAATTTGCAATCTTCTAGGATCGCCGGATAGTCTTGCGGTTTCGATATTAAGAATGTCTGCTAGTTTTTGAAATGAATTTGCCATAATTAACCACCAATCAAGTAATCTATTCCTGCACTTCCGGTGCCTGTACTTGCTCCGCTAAATTTAGGTATTGATGCACCTTGAAAAGCACTTTGCATAAATGGAGAACCAAGAATGTTTAGTGCGGATGTTACGCCTTCTAGTGAGGATGGTTGATAACCAGATGTTCCGCCAAACTGAGGTTGACCGCTAAGACCCTGAGCCAATAAACCAAGTTGTTGTTTTGGATAATCCAATGCTCTGCCAAATTCTTGGTAAGGAACATCTAATGCTCTTTGTTGTAAGAGTTGTTGTTGGCCACCGATACCACCAAGCAATCCAAGGCTTCTGTATTGTTCGCCTAAGAGTTGTTGTTGGATACCAGCCTGGAACTGTCTGTCTCGCATCTGTCTTTCAATATCTGATTCTGCGGCCCTTTGTGCCTGTTCAAAACCAGCTTGTCTTAATGCGGCTGAAGTTCTTGCTTGTTGTTCTATATAAGGCCTGGTTGCTTCGGTTTCAAGTAAAGCAGATCGAGAACCACCAAAAGCACCAGCACCGATTGCTCTGTCCTGCGATAAACCTCTAGCGATATCAGATTGCCTCTGAATATCTGCCATGGTTTGATCTATGACTTGTTGTTGAAAAGGTGATTGATATGCACCAATATCGGCTTGTAATAAACCTGGTGTTGGTTGTTGACCTAATTGACTAAGTGTTCCTAGCGGATCGTATTGTTGACCAGTTTCAAACATACCACGGGTAGCTTGAAAGGCTCTAAGTTGATCCGGTGAAAAACCTGCAACTCTTGGGCCTGTGTAGGGTACAAATGGTTGTGCGGCTATACCTTGAGATCTTCTATAAAGATCCTCATACATGGCCCGTTGAGCCGGATCCATTTGCGTGGTTGTTGATCCGGTTTCAGGATCAAATGCAGATTTAGCTGCTGCCGCCCCGCCTAGTAATGCTGCTATTGTTTGCAATGCCATAGTCTAAAACCTCTTAAATATCCTTTATTGTAAACATTTTATGATTAAATTTCATTATCTAATCGCCTTTTCCATATTCAATAATACTTAAAACCAGGTGAATGTTTGCATGATTAACCTGTGCTTTTATTATTTCGCCTTGTTGCAAAATAATTCCAGCATTGGTTTGTAATTCTTCGGTAGCGTGTGCGCCTATGTTATGTTGTTTATAGATAAAAAACTCATTAGAGCTAGTATCTGTTATAGATACATCTAAATTGGTTTGTTGATTACCATGGTCACAAGCTAAAAAACCTTTAATAACTGCAAAATCAAAGTCACCACCGCTAGGTGCTGTATAGATAGTTTGCTGTGTGGTAGCTGTAAAAGAATACTTAACATTGGTTGCTCTTTGTATGTACTGTCTTTGTGAGGATAAATCCATTATCTTCTACCTCTGTTGCGTACATCTAATCTAATCTTTCCTACTTGAAAATCTTGTGTGGTACTGCCTGTGACTGTCATTGAGACTTGTCTTGCAGTAAACCTAGCATCAGTATAACCATCACTTTCAAAAGTAAATGATCCAAAGTCCGTTTCAGGGCCTAGTGGAGTAAATTTACCTTTGAAACTAAGGGTGACACCTGGAAGTGTATTAGCCTCTTCGTCTGGAAGTATTTGATTGCATTGGACATAATTGTCACCATTGCCTATTTCAATCGGCCCAGAGGTCGCATATGGAACAGCATCGCCTAAATTAGGTGAGTTACCTAATACAGTTGATTCGTGTTGATAGATAAACCCAGCGTTATCTGCTGAAGTTGGAAAATCAAAGACACCTTGGTCAACCCAACAACCTCTATCTAGTTCACCAATAGACCAAACATTTTCACCATAATTCCAAATCACATATTTGTTTGGTGCGTATTGTAGTTCACCGCTTGGGAATCCCCACCATATTTCATTAAAGCTAGAATTGTGTCCACCCCAACAAGCTTTTCTCCCTGGCAAATTAAGTAAATCGTAAACATAATCATGCACTTCACATTGTATTTCTCTTACAGTGCCATCATAAATAAAGAAAGAATTTTCACCCATCCATGCTAGGAAATTACCAGTAGAAACAATAGATCTTCTACTGACTGCTTTACAGTTAGTTCCAGCATCAGCAATACCATAAACAAAAGGTGAGCCTGCATAGAACATTCTGCTGATACCTGTATCACTAAAAATGATAATGTCATTACCAAATGAAGCCGCCATGATAGCTCTGCCACCTGTAGGTATTTGTAAATCACCTGCGGTGTTGGTAGCTTTAGATGTCCAGTTGGTATTATCTTCTCTATCTGACCATGAAATTTTTCTTGGATCTCCGCCCGAACCAATAGCAACCAAATGTCTTTCATTGGTCACAATAATTGATTGACACCCTGTGGGTGCATTGGTCACGACTGTTCCTATGGTATCGGCTGTACCGCCTGAATTGGGTCGCCATTTATAAATTTTGCCATCACCAGAGAAACAAAAGATTAAATGCTCTCCCCAGTTGTCAAAAGAAAAATGACCTGTATCTAAAGGTAAGCTTGATTGTGAACGAGCATCACCATAGTCTTCTACGCCAAAATGATATGCACCATAACCAAGAGGATCGGCATCTCCATCATTAACAAAACCCGATGGTGTAATATCAGTCCAGGTGTTGTCGTATAAAACATAAACCTTTTCTGTTGTACCAACCGCTAATATAGGTTCACCCAAGTTATCGTTGTAAGCATACATTCCAATGGGTGATCCATCTAAGGCTGTTTGTCTTAGTTTTGTCCAGCCACCTATAGGTTTAAGGTAGCCATTTTCAAAGCGAACTAAATTTCCATCGACCCAACGACCTTTGTTGCCATAGTCAGTTCCATTTTTGACTATGCCTGCTGGGGGTGTTATTGGAAATAATGCCATTTAGCTTTCTAAGGCTGTAATTCTTGCTTCTAGTTCTTGTATGGTTTTGACCAATAATGGCACAAGCTTGGCTTGATCTATGCCCTGATATTCAGGATTACCATCATCATCGACTGCATCTTTTGTACCAGTAATGGCTTCGGGAACTATGTCTGAAACCTCATGTGCAATAAAGCCATCAACCAATGTGTTGTCATCATCAGATATCCAGCTAAACCTTGCTGGCTTGAGTTGTTTTAGTCTTGAGGTTGCATCCCATGTATAGTCTACATTTTGTTTTAGCCTGTAGTCTGAGGATGTGTTAAATGCTGTTGTGGTTGATGATCCAGTTGGTAGAGAAATACTACCTGCCAATGTGCCACTAGAATTGTAAAATGTCTGCACGTAAGCATCGTTAATATTCCAATTGGTTACTTTAAATGCAGCTACCGCATTACCAGTTCCGCCACTACCACCATTATTGTGAAAGTATGCAGCTTCGTTGTTAACACTTTGAACACTTAACTTGCCACCCAAAGTGCTAGATGTTCCTATGTTGACTTCTTGAGAGCTATTAGAAGAATCTGTTAAAAATACTCGATAGCCATCTACAGTAATCATCGTAGATGAAGCATTATCATCAATACCAGTTGAAGTAAATCCTGTCAGCGTACCAACGCTTGTAATGTTAGGTTGTGCTGCTGTTAAAACTGTTCCTGTAATATTACCTGTGACATTGCCTGTGACATTGCCTGTGACGCTGCCTGTTAAATCACCAGTGACATTGCCTGTAACATTTCCTGTAATAGATGTGCTTGCTGTTAGTGTTGTGAATGATCCAGCAGCAGGAGTAGTGCCACCAATGACAGAACTATCAATGACTGCTCCGTCTAAGTTCATGGCCACCGAAGTACCAGTGGAACTAAATAATCCATCTACTGTATCGAGGTCAGTATTTATTTTTGTTCCCCAGGTATTAGTAGATGCACCTACCTCTGGTTTTGTTAAATTTAAGTTTGTTGTATATGTGTCTGCCATAATATTCTATTTTGTTAATTTGGACTTAATTTAATCAATCCACTCTAGTTTCTTTCTATTAATTATAAAGCTAATAACCTCTATCAGGATAATTATTTCAAGAATTGTTAGAAATGTAATCCTTACCAGTGGCAATCGCATCTGTATAGCTAGACTTATCTGATGAGTCTCCTGCTACATCGGGTTCTGTATACTCAAGTATAAGCTCAAGATGGTCTACATTTTTTTGTACCATGTCATTTATCTCTGCTTGCTCCACGCCCTCTACATCATGTGAACCATTATCAATTGCATTAATTAAATCAACGCTATCGGTTGCTGCTGTTAGTACTTCTGATACTGTTTTCATTTTATTCTCCTAGTTGTGATTTAAGTGTTTCAACTTCTGCTGAAAGTTCTTGTATAGCTTTTACCATCATAGGCATTAAGTTGCTTGGTGCTACTTGTTGAATATCATCAATTCTTTCAGCCCAAAGATTATTACCATTTGCCACTTCAGAGTGAGCATCAATAGTAGCTTTCATTTCTTGAGCTACAAAACCATGATAGGTTTTACCTGCCACTCCATTTACAGGGTCAGTGCTATCTGCATCGTAATAATGTTTAAAGTCTTTTGATATTGCATTTTTAGCCTTCCAAGTATAAGTCACTGGGCGTAAATCATTTATAAAACTAAGACCTGCTGTAGAGGTTAAAATGTTTTCTTTAAGACGTTCATCTGAATGAGCCGCCCAAGAGGTGTCACTACCATCAATGTTTATTGTTGCACCATTACCACTAAGACCCACTGTAGCTGTATTATTTCCCTGCCCTAAAGCATAACGACCTATAACAATCTGACCGACACCAGCAGCAGAACTTGTTCTTGCATAAGCACCTATAACAGTATTGTCAGTTCCTGTTGTTATTTGATTTTGATAGCCACCTGCATAATATCCAACAGCCGTATTGTCATTCCCTGTGCTAACACTTGCTAAACATCGGCTGCCAATTGCTGTATTTGTATACCCAGTTGAAGCTGACCCAAGAGCAGCATAACCTAAAGTTGTATTGTCATTTCCTGTCGTTACATAAGACCCTGAAAAAGTACCAATAATTGAATTTCTAGTTCCTGTAGTGTTTCTTGTTCCTGATAAATAACCCATTGCTATGTTGTAACTTGCTGTGGTATTGGCATCAAGAGAACCATAACCAATGGCCGTGTTGTAATTTCCTGTAGTATTTGCATACATTGCATTAGACCCTATCCCTACATTAGCAGCACCAGTTGTATTCAATATCATCGCATAACGACCAATTGACACATTATCACCGCCTGTTGTAGAAGCATCTAAGGCTGCATATCCTATCGCAACATTGTGACCACCAGTGGTACAACTTCTACCAGCAGAAGAACCAAGAGCAGTATTTTGTGTACCTGTCGTGTTTGCTGATAAAGCATTATAACCAACGGCTGCGTTGTTAGAAGCTGTGGTGTTTGCGTTCAAAGAATTGTAACCAACTCCTGTATTTTGTAAGCCTGTTGTATTTAATAGTAAAGTTCCGTAGCCTATCGCTACATTATTATAACCAGTAGAGTTTGAGTTCAAAGTTCCATAACCTAGAGCAGTATTCTTTGAGCCAGTAGTATTTGAACTTAAAGCAAACGTGCCAAAAGCAGAATTGCTATCTCCTGTAGTTAACGCTGCAAAGACATCTACACCAACCCCAGTATTGTAGTTAGCTGCATCAATCGTGCCTGTGGTTGTATCTCCAATCATTATGGAAGATGTGCCAAAAGTTTTTACACTTAGCTCTAGTAATTCGTTAGGTATCTTTGTATTTGCCATTCTATCCCTCTAGTGTTTCTATTCTTGCTTTTGCAGCATCTAATTCTGTTTTAAGTTCTTGTATAGCTTTTACAAGCATTGGTAGCAATGCTGTTGGTGCAGCAGTGTAAATTCCATCGTCAGTTTCTTTATATATTTGGTGTCCTAAATCGCCTAAGTCTGAATAGTTTGCTACAGTGGCTTCCAATTCTTGTGCAATAAAACCATGCATATCTATACCATCACCAGTATCTTGAACCCTGTCCTCTGAATCAGCTTCATGTATATTGGGAAACAAGGTTGAATCTACATCCTTTTTCTTTTTCCAATTGAATTTGACTGGTCTTAAATCATTTATAAAATCTAAACCCACTGGCTCATCTACAATGTTGGTTTTAAGTCTTTCGTCTGAAGTAGAACCCCAAGTTGTTGAACCCATAGAAACATAAGTTCTACTAGAGCTTGAACCAAAAGTTGCATAACCTTGACCAACCCCTAAAACATTTCTGCCAATAACAACCTCACTATTAGTGCTTGTATTTGCAGGACTAGAATATGCACCCACGATAGTATGATAATTTCCTGTGGTTATATATCTTGCACCAATTCCTATTTCAACATTTTCTGAGCCTGTGGTTATATTTTTACCTGCATCTGCTCCTACAGCAGTATTACCTGTACCTGTGGTATTTGCTGCCAAACAATCTGCTCCAACACCTGTATTATTATTAGCTGTCGTATTAGCTATCAATGCTCCATACCCTATCGCAGTGTTACTAGCACCCGTGGTACTTGCATACAAAGCACTTCTTCCAACTGCTACATTATTTACAGCACTGGTATTATTAGCTAAAGAATTAGAGCCTATTCCAACATTATCTGAGCCTGTAGTATTAGAGCCAATTGCATTTACACCTATGGCTACATTTTCAGCTCCTGTTGAATTAGCATCTAAAGCATTTGAGCCAACTGCTGTGTTATAGGATGCTGTGGTGTTGGCATACAGTGCTGCATAACCTAAAGCTGTATTGTAATTACCTGTTGTGTTGGTGTCTAAAGCTTCATTACCTATTGCAGTATTTATTGCACCTGTGGTATTTGCTGTAAGTGAATTGTAACCAACTGCTGTATTTGTATGACCTGTAGTGTTTGCTGTTAAAGTACTAAAACCAATCGCAGTATTATTATCACCACTTGTTAAAGCATTAAAAACACCAACACCTAAACCTGTGTTGTAATTAGCTGCATTAATTGTGCCTGTGTCTGAGTCGCCAACTAATAAAGATGAAGTGCCAAAGGTTTTGCAATCTGATAGTCCATTAAGACTTGTAGCACCGCTGCTTATTGTTGAAAAACTTAAAGTGCCTGCACCATTGGTAGTTAATGCCTGCCCATCAGTACCATCGCTTACATTAAGCTGAGTGATGCCAACTGAATTATCTGATGGAGTTCCAATTGAAACAGCTTTGGCATGATAAACAGTAATAACTCTGCCATTTGCAGGAGCGGTTGAGAAAGTTAAAGTTGTACCAGAAACGCTGTAAGAGTCTTGAGCTTGGAATACACCATCAATGAAAACCATAAGATCGTTTTCATTACCAACGCTTGATGTGACTGTAAAGGTTGTATCAGAACCATCGCCAGCAAAAATATCTGTGGTGAATGATCCACCACCACCGCCAATAGCACCCCACTCATTGGTGTAGCCTTCAAACTCACCAGTGGTTGTATTGTATCTGAACATACCTGCAGCTGGACTTCCATTTCTTTGAGCAGTTGTACCACTAGAAATCTTAATTGAGTCAGTGCCACTTAAAGTCATATTGGCAAAAGTAGGTGAATCAGAAGTAGCTACAGCTTGACCTATAGAGACTTGACCACTGCTAACTGTAACGCCAGTACCACCAGTTATTAGGCCCTGTACTTCTGCATCAGTTCTTTCAGTAAATGAGAATACACCAGTGCTTGAGTTGTAAGCTAAATTACCAGATGCACTAACAGCAGATCTTGCTCTAGTGTCTGTGTAATAGAGGTTAGACCCCTCTGTTATAGAACTTGTACTAACTCCGCTTAAAGTACCAGTAACATTTAATGTTCCAGCTACCGCTAAAGTTTTTCCAGATCCTACATTTAAACCTATGCTTGAGCCTGTGCCATCTGATTTAAAAATTGCATCAAGAGTATCAAGGTCTGCATTGAGGGAAATACCCCAAGTATCTTCTGCTTCACCTGGCTCTGGTTTAGTTAAATTTAGATTAGTTGTGTATGTATCTGCCATCTAAGCTGCCTCTTGTTTATCTAATACAGTCCAATTTGTTGATGGGTTTGTTTGATCTGTCCATGTTGCACCTGCAACATTTTGATCTGTCCATGTTTCGCCTGGAACAATTATATCTTCCCATTTTAAACCACCGATAGCGACAAGACTACTGGTTTGATTTATGGTTGATGCTCCGCCAAATGTTGCCCTACCTGTTGCATCAAAGTCTGATGTTCCTGCAATCGTTGCAACTCCATCAAGTATTACAAATCCTTGTGCGTTTAAGTCTGATACTGCTGCTATTGTTGCAGAACCACCATGAGTTTTTCTACCTGCTGCAATTACATTAGAAACAGCAGCAATAACTGTTGTTCCTTTATCAATTTGTGTACCAGTAGCAGTAAACCCAGAAACAGCTTGTATAACTGCTGTGGTTCTATCTATTTGTGTTCCAGTAGCAGTAGCTCCTGAAACGCCTTGAATGGTTGCTTCGGCTTGTATAGCAAGATCGTTGTACCTTGATCTTGAGTAGTAGCCTTTGTTGTAGCCTATGCTGGCCATGATGTTAAGCTAATGTTATGTCTAAATCACCAGCATTGAATCTGAACACGTCTCCTGTACTAACAACTTTTGATGCAGTTAAGTTTGCATATGCTAATAAGTTTCCTGATGATAGGGCATCAAAGATGCCAACTGCAACTACAGTTCCGTAATCGGCTGTAGCTGTTGGGTATTCAATTGCAGCAGAGTTTGTTGCTGTTGTTGGATTTGTTCCTGAAACAGTAAAAGCTGCGGTTTGTCTTGCATAAGCTCCACCACTTACTTCAGTACCGCCACCAGTATCAGTAGGTGCTACTGTATATAAAGCAACATACAATGTTGTAGGTGCTGTATAAGCAGTGCCGCCAAATACATGGTCAAGCACTTTGTCTTCTAAATAATCGCTAAATCCAGCCATGTTTTGTACTCCTAGTTATTACCAAAATAATAAATATTTTTTCTGCGTTTGCCATATGTTCTTCTTCTTTGCATTAAAGAACCTTTAGCAAACTCAGCTTTTTCTTGCTCTAGTCTCATTTCTTCTAAAGCTTTCTCGAACTGTGCTGTAAATAGTGGCACTCGTTCATCTTCCATTAAGTAAATAGAAGCGTGTTTTAGTGATCCATAAAGATAAGCATCTGGATATCCTGTGGATAAAAAATTGCTAGTATTAGAATCGCTTAACGCATCTATCTTGCTGTAGTAGGTTAATTGTACTGTATAACTTCCGTCTGGGGTAGGTGCAAATTCAATTGAATCATCTACCAATGCAAAGTAAATAGGTTGACCTGTGACGTTATCGTTTGATTTTCTGTAGACATCTAGTGATTCTATAGATTGTTGAAACAAAGGTGAGAAATCACCGCTATCAATTTGTATGTTTATAGCCTCTAACCAATCAGTTGGTACTGATATGTATTGTGAGTCTAATGTTGCAGTAGCACGTTTTATCATGCCTTTAACCCTTAATCTGCGGTTAAATTCTGATTCTGTGCTATCAATAAATGTGTCAATTACATCTGTTAAATCAGAGCGATTTAAAAAGTTTGCAATGTTAGATTTTAATTCTGCATATGTCATAGTTTACCTTGCCATGTTCTAAAGACTTTATTGTCTGATTTGTTTAGCCATTTTCTCCATTCGCTCATATCATTGGCCCATCCTTCTCGGCAAGCTCTTTGATATACAACCAATGGTACTTCTGCCACATGGCGAAGATCTTTACCTGGCTTAACGTATTCTGCAATGTTTTTACAATGTTCAATAACTGGGTTTAGATCTTGTGTTGTGTGATAAATGTCTTTATCGCCCTCAGTAATAAACTCATTGGTAAAACCAGTCTTGTGATCTATAACAGTTCTTTTAGCCATGCAAGAATTTTACCACAAAAAAAAGGGATGCCGAAACATCCCTTTAAGGTTATTAACCTAGAACTTAGCTAGTGCTAAGGTCAGCAACGATACCATGAGCAGCTTCGTTGGATACTTCTAATCCATACTCAACTACGATCATTTTGGTGACTGCATCACCGATTGTTGCGATATCAACTGTTTTGAAATCACGCAAGTAAGCAACTTTTGCGAACTCAGGATCAACTAACAGTAAAGATCTTTCTCTTGATCTGTTTGATGGAACGATTTTGAGTTCACCAAAGTCAGAAGAGTAGATAGATACTGATGCTTCAACTGTGTTTGCATCAATCATTTGTCTTGCTTGAGATCTACCTGTGAAACCAGAGATAACTTGTTTGTTATGTGGGCCACAGATTGCCAATGAAGGCTCTCCACCATTAGAGAAACATAGTTCAAGAGTATCTTTTAACAAAGTTTCTGTTAAAGCTCTTTGAGTTCCGTCAGTTGGAGCAGCACCGCCACCTGTTGATGCACCATTAGTTCCTCTTGAATCGTTAGATGTAATCCAAGATTCGAAACCACCAGTTACACGAGCAGTTGTAGCATTACCAGTTGTTTTAGCACCTTTTTGACAAAGTGCTTCTTCCATATCTCTTTTAAGAGCTTTAGACATGATAGCTAGTTGGTGAGCCATTTCTGATCTCTTACCAGCTGGGTCTGAAGACTCTTGTGAGCCTGATACAGTTGCATCTCTTTTTGAAATCATAGCAACATTGCTTAGACGAGTTGTTGCAACTGAAGCTGATCTTGAAAGTTCAAAACCTTCTAGTTCACCTGTAGCAACTGGAGTTGCTAATACTTCTGTTTGCCAATCGAAGACAACATTGTTAATACTTCTTTTTCCAATTGATGACATAAACGGAGTTTGCATTGGAGAGATGTTGTAAATGATATTACTTAAATCTTCTCTGTCCGCAGTCGCTGTATATGTATCAAATGCGTTTGTTACTTTAGCCATTATATTTACCTATAAAATTATTTTAAAAATTGTTCAAAAACTTTAGCTGCATCTTGGACTTTTCCAGATTTAGCTAAAACCTGTTTTGCTCTTTTCGCTGGAGCTACCGATTTTTTTCTAGTAGTTGTTCCAGGTCGGGCCACTCTTGCAGGTGCTTTTTGTGTTGGTTTTTTCTTGGTGGCTTCAACTGTCTGAGAGTTTAACCAGCCATTTCTTAAACCAAGTAAAGCACGATAGTCATAGATTGCGTCCATTTCTTGAGGTGCATACCCCAAGACATTGATGCCATAGTCTCGAATTGCTAGTTTCTCTTTTTGAGCAACTTCTGCATTTTTCCATTCCGGTATGATCTCCAGGAGTTTTTTCTGACCTTCTTGCACAAACTGTACAAGTTGTTTTTGCTGTTCTTCCAAAGCCTCTTTTTCAAGTCTTTGTCTTTCAGCTTTAGTGGCCTCTAACTTTTCCTTTTTCTCATTCCAGATTTGTTGTTCTCTGACATAAGCAACTGGATCTTCATCTACTAAAGTCTTCCAATCCGGTTCATCTACCATTGAAGCTTGTAATTCAGCTTCCATCTTTGGTAGCAATTGTGCGTAAAGTGCATCTCTTTGAGTAAGATCTTTGGCTTGTTGCTCAATCGTTTTTCTTTGATTAGCAAGTTCCTGAGTCTTCCTCGTATAATCTTGTTGGCGTGAATAACCATTAATGAGTTCGTCCTGCGTGACCTCTATCTCTTCGCCATCAACTGTGACTCTATAGACGGGTTGCTCTTCTACCTCTTCAACTTCCGTTTCTTCTTCACCATCCTCTTCATCATCAAATTCAAGATCTTCTTCTTCAACAAGTTCTTCAGTACCTAAATCATCTTGTTCTTCTAATTCATCGATCTCAGGTTCAATGCTTTCAGCTTCCTCTATGACTGCTTCTTCTTGCGTGTCCTCTTCAGGGGCCAAGAAACTTTCAAACGCTGAGGTTGCCTTTTGACCTTCGGTTTGTAAAGCAGTCGGTTTTCCGTTATTGCTCATATAAATACTCCTATATTGTATTTAGGGATATTTTAAACCAATAATGTGGAAAAGGGAAAGTTTTAGGCTATGTTGCGAATTTTGTTAATGTTGGCTTTTGTGAGTTTGCCTTTCTCAGCCATGATACGTAAGTGTCTTTCTACTTCGGGGAGAAGTAATAAAGATCTGTGGAAGTCTTCTCTAACTGCAACATCATCAATGCTTCGGGAGTTTAACCAATAGGTAATGTATTCGTTTTTAAGATTTTCTATTGCTTCTTTAAAAACATCAGAATTTAAAATTTGTTGTGCTTGTTCAGCTTTTACCGCTTCTTCGTGTGTGACTGACATTTATACTACGCTAAATATTCCTGTTGGTAATCTTCTTGATCTACCACGCATCATTGGAGAAACAATTTCTTCAACATTTGGCGTGACAAAAGATGGTGGTTTTTGTATATCTTCAATATTTGGAATATTTGCAAAGCTTGGAATAACTGGTTGGTCAAAGATAGATGGAGTTATTGGCTGTGCCTCTATTACAGGTTCCTTTAATACATCGCTAAATATACTTATTGATTCCGGTATATCTATTTTATCAATGTCTATTTTTGCAACTTCTTCTAAATCTATTTGATCTATTATTTCTTGAAAGTTTTTTAAATTTTCATCAGCCATAAAAAGACCAGGAACAGTTTGTTGCTCTACAGCCGGTTCTTCAATTTGACTTACAATCGGTTGAAAATTTTCATCTAGCCTTGTTGGTTCTGCAACACCAGGGGGAGCAAAAGGCATCTGATTTGGAATTGAATATGAAATACCTTTAGTAGGTGCTTTTGGCATAACGGGTGCTGGGCCTTCACCTCTATATCCACTTAGTCTTTTTAAATCTGCTTGTGTATAACCCATTGGTTGATCTGGAGAAAAACTCATACCAGGTGCAACTACATCTTCAAAAGGCATGCCACCGGCTATCGTTCGTGCGTATTCAAACCCTGATCTATAAGTTGGATCTTCATATGGCATTTTGTAACTTCCATATGAAAAGTCTGGAGAGTAAAATCCGTATGATCCGTCTGGAACCACTTCTGCTGCTTGTTGACCAGCTAAATTTAAACCGCCAGTCTCTCGGAGTAAGCGTTGAATGTCTTCAGGTGTTGGAACGTAATTTTCTGCCATATTATTCAGTTATTAGTTTATCTATTTTAGCATCAAGTTTGTCTAATTTGTCGAAAATTCTTTCTAACTCAATACCAAAGTCTTTTTTGCTTACATATTCTTTTGCAAGTTCTTCACGAGTTTTATTAATTAAAATGTTTT